TTTGTTCTAAATATTTCCAAAAGTCATCTACATCATCTGCAAAACAACTACTTGATAATAAAACAAAAGCAATTAATACTTTTTTTAAATTTGCCACCATCTTTTTTTCTCCTCTTTAGGATGTAACAGCTTGTGTAAAGCTTCTCCTATTTCTTTTTGGTAATTTTCGATCTTTTGAGCGTGTTGTTCTATCTTTTCTATGTTTTCTAATATTTTTTGCAAGTCTTTTTTAATACTTTCTAACTTTTTATCCGGCGGCATAAGCTTCTTAATTTAAAAAATTTTTATAAAAATATAGAAAATGATAATGTGAAATAAATATTTTAAAAACTCTGGCAAGCATGACTTTATTTCCCCAACTTTCAGATTCTTACTATGTAGACAACGATTTGGATATTTTAAAATTGATGGACTACACCTACGCAAAAAATATTCAAATAAATCAATCATTTTGGTCAGAAGCCGATTTAGATGCAAGATTTAAAGCCGGAGATCAAACGCTTTGGAACGATATTTACGGAAATTTGCCTGCCTTTAGACGTAGGCAGTTTAATTTTAATAGAATTAGGCGCGTTGTCAATATGATATGTGGGCATCAAAGGCAACATAGAAAATCAACCGTATGTACACCTATTGAAGGATCAAGTCAAGAAACAGCCGATCAATTTTCAAAGTGTCTCTTTCACACAAACCAAAATAGCAATGTTCTTTTTACCCTATCAGATGCTTTTGAGGGCGCTGTGACTACAGGAATGAATCTGTTGTCTGTTTGGATGGATTACAGAACTGATCCTGTAAATGGCGATATACGAGTAGACAATGTAGCGTATAACGGGTATTTAATAGATCCATATTTTAAAAAAATGGATTTTTCTGATTGCAATTCAATATGGACTAGAAAATATTTGAGCCGCCAGCAGTGTGCTGCTCTTTTGCCAGGAAGAGAAAAAGAGCTTATTGACATGCGCGGCTGGGGAAATCGAGACGGCAAATTCCAATTTATGCCAGAGTCGTATAACTATGGCATGCAAGATCTATTAATATACGATGAATTTTGGTATTTAGATTCACGCAAACAAAAAATGTTAACAGATGCTGTTTCAGGAGAATGTATTGAATGGAGAGGGAATGAAGACGATCTTAAAGAGTTTTTGGAAGCATATCCAAATGTATTGGCGATTGATCAAGATATCCCCACAGTTAAGCTTGCAATTGTCGTGCAAGGGAAAGTCATGTATCACGGACCGAATCCTTTGGGTGTTGATCGTTATCCTTTTATTCCTGTCTGGGGTTATTACGAACCTCAAATCCCGTATTTTCCATGGCGTGTCCAAGGGGTAGTACGCGGTATTAGAGATGCTCAGTATTTATACAATCGTAGACGTATTATTGAGTTAGACATCTTAGAGTCGCAAATCAATTCTGGTTTCATTTATAGGGAAGACGCCCTAGTTAATCCCAAAGACGTATTCTTACAAGGGCAAGGAAGGGGAGTTGCTTTAAAGTCTACAGATAGACCTATGGCTGACTCTATTCAGCCTATTCAACCTCCTCAAATCCCACCTTCAATGATTCAACTATCTGAGCTTCTTGGGCAAGAACTACAGCAAATTAGCGGTGTGAACGAGGAATTGCTAGGTTCTGCGCAAGATGATAAAGCAGGCGTATTGTCTATGCTTAGACAAGGTGCCGGTCTTACTACACTACAAACTCTTTTTGATAATTTAGACTATGCACAAAAAATGTTAGGCGATCTTTGCATTCGACTTATTCAACAAAACTGGACTCCTGGTAAAATAAAACGCATTACTGGTCAAGAGCCTACGCAAGAGTTTTACAATAGAGCTTTTGGTAAATATGATGCCGTAGTAGAAGAAGGGTTAAATACTTCTACACAAAGACAAATGCAGTTTGCGCAGCTTTTACAATTGAGAGAAATGGGATTACCTGTTCCGGTTGATGTATTGGTCGAAAACTCTACTCTACAGAATAAACAAGAGTTGATTAAAGCTTTAAGTGAACAAGAAAAACAACAAGCAGAATCTGCACAAATGCAGCAACAAGTTCAGATGGAAGTATTAAAAGCGCAAATTGAAGATTTGAAAGCAAGAGCCATGGCAAATGAAGGGCTTGGTTATGAAAGAGCATCTCGTGTACAAGAAAATAAAGCTTTAGCTGTAGAAAGAATAGCTGCTGCGGAAAAAGATAGGGAAATGGCGGTTTTAGATAAAGTAAAAGCAGCCAAAGAACTTACTTCTATGGATTTAGAACAACTGCAAAAAGCATTTGAAATTTTGCAGTCTTTGCAAGAAAAAGGTTTTATAGAAAAAGCAGTTTAATCTTCTTCTATTTTATTGCAGTAGGTTGTATAAATTTCTAAAACCTGTTCTAAAGTGCTTACTGCTGGACTTGAAATAGAAAACACTATTTGTGTCCACAAAAAAGGGTCTTTTTCTTGTATTTGTTTAACTATTTCTGCAAAACTTAAAACAAGATCGTTAATAAAACCAATCTCTGTTAAAGAGCTATTTTGTAAGCATTCCCAAATAATGTAAATTTGTTCCTTTTTTCTTTCCATTTTGTCCAAATCTTCAAAAAACGGTTCTTTTTCCATTGTATTCCTTGTCAAAAATATTTTTGTTATTTACAGTGGCCAAAACAGGAGAAAATATGCCTTATTTATATCATATAACAACTCACAACAAACTCAGCGATAATAAAAAAGTTTTCGATTGTTACTGCCAAGCACAGAAATATATTAAAAGTATATTGGAAGCAAATAAAAAAACTTTGTCTAACTCAGATTTTTTATCGAGTATACGTATGGTTACAATCAATACTGATAAAGTTCCTAATTATGAAAAGCTTTTTCCAGTGATAAAAGTTATCTTTAAAATAAATACTATATATCATAGGATGTGATTAGAATCTGCCTTAAAAAGGAGTACTCTTATGGCCGGATATAAAAAAACAGTTTCTTCTCATGGGAATTCAGAGAATGAAGAAAAAGCTTGGGGACGTGGGGAATTTGCAAATATGCCCAAAGACGTCAAAATGAAACCTTATCCTAAAAATAAAGGATATAGCGATATGGGAGAAGACGACACTATTACACGTATAGATGGGGAAATAGGTCGTATGGAAGGTAAAGCTAGAAAAAATCTATCTAACCAACATTAATTTTATGGTAATGCTCAGGCCTAAAGGGAAAGCTTATAAAGTAGCTAAACAAGTTATGCGAGCAAAAGGCATAAAAGTAGTTAAACCTTTAACGAAAGAAAAAAAACCTTTATCTGGGCCTTATCTTCAGCATTAACGAAAACATTAAAATTAAAAAAGCTAATGAAAGCTGGTCAAAAAAGGTTGTAAGAAAAAAGAAAACTGACGTAAAACACCCTTGGTATTCTCCAATTAAAACTAACGTTAGAATTAAAAATATTAAATTTCGTTAATTTATAAATTATATGGACAAATGAAAAATAAAAAAGAAAAAAAACCGGAACAAGATAAAGCTGACAGCTCTAAAAATAAGCTATTTTATGAAAAGCTTTTAAAAGATGCTGTTAAAAGGGTTAAAAGAGATGAAAAAACAAAGTAACAAAGATAAAATGAATGAGTCTTTAGGTATGCGAAAAGGCAAAGAATCGTCAAAAAAACAGTCTATGAAATCTTGTAGAAAAGAGTCTATGGGAATGAAAAAGAAGTGCAGCCGAGGTAAATAGTGGCTAAGGAAAAGTGGATTCAAAAAGCGATAAAACATAAAGGAGCTCTTCATAAACAATTAGGAGTTCCCGCTGGAAAAAAAATCCCTGCCTCCAAACTTAAAAAAGCTACGCATTCTAAAAATCCTATTTTAAAAAAAAGAGCTGTTTTAGCTGAGACATTAAAAAAATTGCATAAAAAATGAAAAAAGATATCCGAATCAAGATTTCTAATGAAGACGGCTCTGTAAAACAAAACACTCTTCATGAAATACATTTAGACAACTTTTCTTATGATACTCAGGTGATTGAAATAGCTGAAGAAGCCATTAAAAAGTTTAAAGCTTCTGGCGAGGAGCCGGATGAAGTTGTGATTTCTGAGGTCTATTATTATGGCTAAAACAGCTGCTTGGCAAAGAAAAGAGGGAAAAAGCCCTTCGGGTGGTTTAAACAAAAATAACCCTAAGGGAAAAAGGGCGGCCAGAAAAAAATCTTTTTGCGCCAGAATGTCTGGTGTCAAAGGGCCTATGAAAGATGAAAATGGGAAACCCACTCGAAAGGCTTTAGCTCTTCGCAAATGGAATTGTAAATAATTATTTGATAATAAAATAGTCTATTGTTATTTATAGGCTATGAATTCAAAAAAAAGATTATCTAAAGGCTTTGTTCCAAAGCTGGTAGTTCCTAAAAGCTGTCTTAGTAAATCAACTGCAAAAGTTGGAGAGGCAGTTTACAATATTCTTTCCAAAGAACAAAAAGATCAGTCTGTAGAAGAAACAATTTCTGCTATGACTGAAAAGTATTTTGATGAATTAATGAAAGCGGCAGAGTCTGGTAAAGATAGATTCCAATCTCCTTATTATGTTGTAGTGACACGGAAAAAAGAGACTCTTGCAGGAAACGTTAGCAATGTTCTTTTCCATAAATATACTACAAGACAAACAAAACCTAAAGCTAAGTTTTTAAGGGAAGAATTCCCTAATGCGGATCACGATTTGTATGAAATAGATGCAAAAAATGGGTCTATTACTCTTGTTTTTACTCTTCCTACGGAACAAGATTCAAATACAGTTTTAAAAAATAAACATCTCTATGATCCGCAGCTTGTGAAATGGATACAAGATTACAATGCAGGTTATCTTGATTTAGATTAATTTTTTCGATAGTAATCTGTGCCAGTTCTTCTAGATTGCCAATAACCTCTTTCTTGAAAAGCCCCTTCTAAGTGACTTAACCTTTCTTTTATGTTGTCTAATTTTTCTTCTATGTTAATTAATTTTTGATCAAATTTGTTTTCCAATTCAACAAACTTTACATCAATCTTACCAAACTTTTCATCAATCTTATCAAACTTTTTCCAAACTTGTTCAAAGTTTTT